ATAGTAATAAGCTACCTATTAGAGAATTTCCAATGACTAAAAAGACTGAAGATAAAACAGGAGTATTAGTAGTATACGAAAGGCCACAAGGTACTCCGGGATTTGGAGAGTATTATGCATCTATTGACCCTGTAGCTGAAGGTAAAGCAGAACATGTTGATAATATGTTATATACACCAACAGGTAGAAAAAGAATAGGTGATATACAAATAGGAAATCAAGTAATTGGTTCTAATGGAGGAGCTATTAATGTAATTGGTGTATATCCTCAAGGTATTAAAAAATTATGTAAAATTACATTTAGTGATGGGCATAGTATTAAAGTATGTGAAGATCACTTGTGGAATGTAAAACTAAATGGTGGAACAAAAGGATATATCACTCTTTCTGTAAAAGATTTATTAGACAATACTAAAACAATTACATATACAGGCACTGGTAGAAATATTAAAAAAGAATATACAATTTCTACTTATTATAAAGATAAGCAAAATAAAAATAAATGGTCTATTCCAATAGTTAAGCCTATTGGTTTTGATCTTGGTAAAGTATTACCTATTAATTCTTATTTACTAGGTTTACTATTAGGTGATGGAGGATTATCTCAAAGATCTATTAGATTTAGTACAATTGACACAGAGTTAATTAATTCTATTGAGCACATATTAGAAGATGACTTATTAATAAAAAAAGTTAAAAATTCAAATTGTGACTATACAATTATTACAAAAGTTGGTTCAAAAAATTCATTAAGTAAAAGATTAAGAGAATTAGGTTTAAAAGGCAAAAGGTCTGAAGATAAATTTATACCTCAAGAATACATGTATGCCATGGGATCTAGTAGATTATCTTTATTACAAGGGTTAATGGATACAGATGGTTCTTATTCAAATCATGGAGCAGAGTTTTATTCATCATCAAAAAGATTAGCTTATCAAGTTGTTGAATTAGTTCAATCATTAGGGGGAATAGCAAAAATAAGATGTAAAAAAACAACTCATTTAGATTCTTATATAGTAAGAGTCTTATTACCTGAATATCTTAATCCTTTTATATTAACAAGAAAAAGAAAAATTTATAGACCATCAAAAGTATTTAGTAGATATATAACAAATATAGAATATGTAGATGATGCAGAAGCTGTATGTATATCAGTTGATGCACCTGATAATCTTTATGTTACAGAACATGCTCTAGTTACACATAATACAACTACCTCAGACTCACTGTGTTCCATATATATAATGAAAGCTCCAGTTGAAGTAACTAAGGTTACTGGTACTGAAACTGAGACCTATATAGAACAAGACAAAATAGTAGCAGCATGGTGCGGAAGATTTGATGATATTAAACAAACTCATGAAAGATTAGAATTAATAATAGAATGGTACAATGCCTGGACTGTAGTAGAAAATAATATATCTCACTTTATTAATTATATGATATCTAGAAAAAAACAAAGATATCTTGTACAGAAAGATCAGATAATGTTTCTTAAGGATCTTGGTGCTAATAAAAGTGTATTTCAAGACTATGGTTGGAGAAATACCGGTGTATTATTTAAGCATCATTTACTTAGTTATGTTATAGAATATACTAAAGAAGAACTAGATACAGTAACTAAAGAAGATGGTACTATAGTTAAAACTACTTATGGTATTGAAAGAATCCCGGATATTATGTTACTAAAAGAAATGCATGCATATGTAGATGGATTAAACGTGGATAGGTTAGTGGCCTTTTCTGCATTAGTAGCATTTATGAGAATTCAACAAGCTAACAGAGGTTTCACAAAGAAAGTAATCATGGATGAAGCAGGTAAAAATTTGGAAAAGTCAAAAAATTTATATAAATTAAACAGTAGTCCTTTTCGTAATTTAGGTAAGTCATCTAAAATGGTGAATGGTAAAAGTATGAACAGATCTGCATTTAAAAATCTTAAATAAACAATATGCAAGTAATAAACGCATTGCAGGCTAAAGCTGGAGCAAAGACACAACATAATAGATTAGGTAGTGTTACACAACCTTTACAGTTTATACCTAAGATAGAAAAAGATGAGCACTGGGCTGCTTGGAATTTAGATTGGTTAGAGTGGCAAGGCCTTAAGCAAATACGCAGAAATGCAAGAAGACTTATGAAAAACTATAAACTTGCTAAGGGTATTATAGATAAGACGGATTACATAGTAGAAGAAGATAATGAATATAAAGATATTATAGATGTATTAACTGCTGAAGATGCATCAGCTTTAGAGTTAAAATTCTATCCTATTATCCCTAATGTAATTAATGTACTTGTAGCAGAGTTTGCTAAAAGATCTACTAAACTAACTTATAGAGCTGTAGATGAATTTACATATAATGAGATGATGGAACAAAAAAGATCTATGGTAGAAGAAACCTTAATGTCTGAAGCTCAAGTAAAAATAAAGAGTGCTCTTATGGAACAAGGTTTAGATCCTGAATCTGAAGAAGCTCAACAAGAATTAAGTCCAGAAAAATTAAAATCACTTCCTGAAATAGAATCATTCTTTAAAAAAGATTATAGATCTATGGCAGAAGAATGGGCCACACATCAACATAAAGTAGATGTAGGCCGATTTAGAATGGAAGAGTTAGAAGAAAGAGCTTTTAGAGATATGCTTATTACAGATAGAGAGTTCTGGCATATGCGTATGATGGAAGATGACTATGAGGTAGAATTGTGGAATCCTGTATTATGCTTTTATCATAAGTCTCCGGATGCAAGATATATATCTCAATCAAACTATGTAGGTAAGACAGATATGATGACTGTAGCAGACGTTATAGATAAGTATGGATATCTTATGACCACAGAACAAATGGAATCTCTTGAGGCCATTTATCCTATTAGATCAGCTGGATATAATATTGGAGGTTATCAAAATGACGGTACTTTTTATGATGGTACTAAGAGTCATGAGTGGAACACTAATATGCCTTCATTAGGTATGAGACAACTTACTACTGCAATGGCTAATTCAGCACATAATGGTGGAGATATAATTAATTATATTTTATCAGAAGGTGAGGATTATTATGAACAAGGTACAGCATATTTATTAAGAGTATCTACCGGATATTGGAAGTCTCAAATAAAAGTAGGACACTTAACTAAAGTAGCTGATAATGGTCAAGTTATAGTAGAAATTGTAACTGAAGATTATAAAATTACTGATAAACCAATCTATGATACAAGACTCTTTAAAAATAAAACTAAAGATAATGTTATATATGGTGAACATATAGATTGGGTATGGATTAATAATGTATGGGGTGGTGTAAAAATTGGACCTAATATTCCATCTTTTTGGGGTATGAATAATCCTGGAGGATTTACTCCTCTATATGTAGGTATTGATAGACCTGAAATAGGGCCCCTTAAATTTCAATTTAAAGGTGATGCTACTATATATGGATGTAAGTTACCTGTAGAAGGTGCCGTATTCTCTGATAGAAATACTAAGTCAACTGCATTACTAGATCTAATGAAGCCTTATCAAATAGGTTATAATATAGTAAATAATCAAATTGCAGATATATTAATAGATGAACTAGGTACAGTAATATTATTAGATCAAAATGCTTTACCAAGACATTCTATGGGTGAAGATTGGGGTAAGAATAATTTAGCTAAAGCTTATGTAGCAATGAAGAATTTTCAGATGCTACCATTAGATACTTCTATTACTAATACAGAGAATGCATTAAACTTTCAACATTTCCAGAAATTAGACCTAGAACAGACTAACAGATTAATGTCAAGGATACAGTTAGCTAATTATTTTAAGCAACAAGCTTATGAAGTAATTGGAGTTAATCCTCAACGTATGGGTCAAGAGTTATCTAGAACTACAGCTACCGGAGTAGAACAAGCTGTTGCAGCATCTTATGCACAAACAGAAACTTACTTTATACAACACTGTGATTATTTAATGCCAAGAGTACATCAAATGCGTACAGATCTAGCACAGTATTATCATAGTACTAATCCTTCTAAAAGACTTACTTATATGACTAGTGCAGATGAGAAAGTTAATTTTGAAGTATTTGGTACTGATTTAATGTTAAGAGATTTAAATATATTCTGTACTACTACAGCTAATCATAGAGCTATCCTAGAGCAGTTAAAACAAATGTCATTACAAAATAATACTACTGGAGCTTCTATATATGATCTAGGTAAGGTAGTTCAGTCAGAATCTATTGCAGAACTTAATCATGTACTTAAAGATTCTGAAGCTAAGTTACAACAACAAAAACAGCAAGAACAACAGAATGCTAAACAAATGCAGGATGACATGATTGCTTCTCAAGAGAAACAAAAGCAAATGGATATTCAAGCTAGAGCTGAAGAACAAGCTAATCAACTTGAAAATAATGTAGTTGTTGCTGAAATTAGAGCCGCAGGTTTTGGTGCAGCAGTAGATGTTAATGAAAACAAAATGTCTGACTATCAAGATGCTATGAAGGATATCCGTCAATCTGAACAATACCAAGATCAAAGTCAATTAGAAAGACAGAAAGAAAGTAACAAGATGGTTAATCAAAATTCAAAAAATGAAATAGAAAGAGAAAAAATTGCAGCTCAAAAAGAAATAGCAGCTAATGCATTAAGAATTGCACAAACAAATAAAAATAAATTTGATAAACCACAACCTAAGAAGAAATAAGATTAGCTATATAATGCTGAAAATAATATTATAAAGTTAGATTATTTTAAATATTAGAAGTTTATTTGTTTAAAAATACGTATATTAAATTAATAACCAACAATGATAAAATGAGTGAAGAAGCACAAAATCTTACAACGGTAAGTGAAGTAGAGGTAGATCTAGATGAGATGTTTGGAATGCCAGGTGCAGAAAGTGTAATGTTACCTGATGGTGACAAAGCAGTTGAAAAACCAAAAACAATGTTCACCAAAGAGATGGTGGATACTACGTTCCTTGACACTCCAAATGCAGATACTAAAACTACTGCTGAGGAAAAGATAGAAATTAATGAGACAATAGATGAGCTAAATGGTTTAATCTCTCAAGAAGAAGATGCTGGTAATAAAGGTAGACCAAAGGTTGATAAATCTGGACTATATGAATTAGCACAAAAAATGATTGAAGAAGGTAGTTTAGTAGGATTTGATGATGACAAAGCTTTAGAAGAATATACTACTAAAGATTTCAGAGAATTGTTTGAAGCTAACTTTCAAGAGAGAGAAAATAAAGTTAGAGAAAATACACCAAAAGAATTTTTTAATTCTTTACCACAAGAATTACAAGTAGCAGCTAAGTATGTTGCTGATGGTGGTCAAGATTTAAAAGGTTTATTTAGATCATTAGCACACGTTGAAGAGATTTTTGAATTAGATGCTGATAATACAGATCACCAAGCTGAAATAGCAAGACAATATTTGTATGCTACAAATTTTGGTGATGCTGAAGAAATTGAAGCAGAGATTGAAGATTGGGGAGATATGAATAAGCTAGAACAAAAAGCTAAGCAATTCAAACCTAAGTTAGATAGAATGCAAGAAGAAATTATTGCAAGAAAGTTAGCGGATCAAGAAAATAAAAAAGAACAACAAGCTCACCAAGCAAAACAATACATGGATAATGTATATGATGTATTGTCAGTAGGAGAGTTAAGTGGTGTTAAGTTAGATAAAAAAGTTCAGAGTATGTTATACTCAGGATTAGTTCAACCTAACTATCCTTCTATATCAGGTAAACCTACAAATATGTTAGGTCATCTTTTAGAGAAGTATCAATTTGTTGAACCAAGACATGACTTAATTGCTGAAGCTTTATGGTTACTTGCTGATCCTGTAGGATATAAAGCAAAGTTACAAGAGCAAGGTGGAAAAGCAGTTACAGAAAAAACTGTAAGAATGCTTAAAACAGAAGAAGCAAGAAAGATATCATCTACTACTAATGAAGCAGATGATAAAGAAGAAAAAACAAGAAAAACAGGACAGAGAACCATACCTAGAACTTCAGGTGGTAGCATGTTCAGACGATTTTAATATAAATAAATAAATAGTACAAATGGCAACTCCAGTTTTAAACAATGGTATATTCCTACGTGATACTTCCTATGCGGCATCATCACATGTAGATTCATACCACCTTGTGAACATGCTGAAAGATGCTGAGCCGATGGACCTTGGCCCAGTAGATTTATGGGCAATGGCACAGAAAGTAGAAATGCCTCTCTATCAGCTATCAAGCTTTGGAGGGAAAAATGTTATCAATGTTGATAATGCACGTGGTGAGTACAAATGGCAAACTCCGGTTTCTCAAGACTTACCATACATTATTGAAGACATTGAATCAGGTAATGATTTCAAAGGTGTAGATGGTACTACCTTCAAAATCAAACTTAACAAACGTGAATTTGGTCATGGTGATATCATCACTTATGATAAATATAACGGTGTTGAGATGTACATTACTGCAGATGATATCCTTCCAATTGGAGATGGTTTTATCTACACAGTACAGTTAGTTAACAATGATAACTACAAATATCTTGATAACAAGTATCTTGCTAATGGAACTAAGGTTTTCCGTAAGTCTTCTGCAAGAGGTGAATATGGTGAAAGATTCTCTGACATCCAAACTAACACAGGTTTCCGTGAATTCTACAATTTTGTAGGAGGTGCTGAAGCTCACGTACATTATTCTATTTCATCACGTGCAGACTTGATGATTAAAGGTGGAATGAATGCAGATGGAACAGTTCCTGTAACTGAAATCTGGAGAAACTTTGATAAGAATATTGATCCATCTGTGAACTCTTTAGAGGACATGGTTAAAACTATGGGTAAAGATTCAGTTAAAAAAGCATTTGACAATGGTGATTTGTCACGTACTTTCTTAACTAATATGGAAGCAGCTCACTTAACTAAAATTGCTACGGATATTGAGACTTACCTTATGTGGGGTCATGGTGGACGTGTACGTCAAGATGGACCAGATGATGTTAGATTATCTGTAGGTCTTTGGAAGCAATTGGATAATTCTTACAAAAGAATTTACAATAAGAATAACTTTACATTAGACTTGTTCCGTGGAGAAATCTACAACTTCTTTAATGGTAAAGTTGAATTCCAAGGTCCAGATCCTAAACGTTCTCTAGTAGTACAAACAGGTATGGGTGGTATGCGTATGGTCAATGAGGCTATTAAACGTGAAGCTGTATCTTCTGGTTTGTTAATTCAAGCTGCAGATATTGGTGCAATCACTGGTAAAGGAATGGACTTGAATTTTGGATTTGCATATACTTCTTACGTTATTCCATTCTTGGCTAATGTTAAGTTTGTATTGAATCCAGCATTTGATAACATCCACACTAATGATATTGAAAACCCAATCATTGATGGTTTCCCATTGTCATCTTATTCTTTCATTATCTTTGATATTACTGATAATACAAATGATAATATCTTTATGTTGAAATTATCTTGGGATAACCAATTGAAGTGGTGGTATCAAAATGGTACTATGGACTACATGGGACGTACTCAAGGATTCCAATCATCTGGACAATTTAACGGTTACCGTGTAATGATGTCTCAAACAATGCCAGCTATCTGGGTTAAAGATCCAACTAAGGTTCTTAAGATTGTTATGAGAAATCCAATTACTGGTGGATCATTCTAATAATTACCCTAGAAAGAGAAGGTCCTAAACAGCCTTCTCTTTTTTCTTTTTTTTTAATAACCAACAATTAATAACCAACAAAATGAGTTACACACACATTGAAACAACAAATGCATCTAAGTCAAGTGCTATAAGTATTAAGCCTTACTTTGATCAATCAGCATCTAATATGGGCCTAGAATCTTATGGATTATCTTTATTTGATGGAGTTACACATAATGAACAATTAGGATGTACTGAAAAAAACGGAGTAGTACATTACCTAACTGGTTTAAATGAATTTGCTTCAGAAATTAAGTTAATGAAAAACCCTGAAGAGAAAGCTGCAAAAATTAGAGAGATAAGAACAGCAGTTGCAGAACTTGAAGCAGAGTTAGCAGCTAATGTATTAGATATTGAGGATCCACAATTTTGGACTAAAGTGATTTTGATTAAACCAGATAATGCTGAATTCTTTAATAAGATATCATTATCATGTGGAAACAATCCTGTATTCTTAGATCCATCAGATCCATTTGATAGAATTAAATTATACGCAATTGAAAACGGAGGCTTTTCTATAGTAGCTAGAAGTTATGAAGATGCAAGATCAAGAGCAGTACCACCTAAGTTTTATTTAGATAAAATAGAGGAGACTATTATTGTTAAAACTGAATATAAGAAATTAAGAAATAAAGCTGGTGCAGAATTGCAAAAACTTTATGATAAAAATAGTGCAAAGTTATTTTACGTTGCAAAAGCTGTGGATACTACAAGTGTTCAATATAAAAAAACAACTCCTAATGATGTACTATATGAGAGTATGGACAGACATATTAGTGGTGAAGGTACTGAAGGAAATAAGGAAAGAGCTGCAAATGGTTTCTTAGAAGCTGCAGCTTTAGACATGGAAACATTAAAAATTAAAGCAATTGTTAAAGATTCCATATTTTTTAAGTATATTATTAATAAGGCAGATGGACATATTTATCATGCATCAACAAATACGTTGTTAGGTAGAAATGTTTCAGATGTAATAGAGTTTCTCAAGAACCCAATGAATGAGGATATATTGAAAGATATGAATCAGAAAATTGAGAAACTGTGGAATATGTAACTATATATAAAATAAAATAAGATGCCAAGAAAAACTACAGTAATTGATCCGGAAGGAAATAAAGTTACTACTAAAACTAGACAAACAAATGTATTTGGACCTAAAGGTTCATCTAAAGTTGTAACAAAATTTGCTACACCTGAATCATTTAAAAAACGTAAACAAGTAGAAACTTATAGTGCACCAACTCCATCAGATGATGAACTAGGTATAAAATCAAAAGGTGGTGCAACTAAAAAAATGTACAAAACAGGTGGTATGGTAAATGCTAACTCTAAAGTTTCTGCTAGTAAAACAGCAACTGGTAGAGTAGGTGGTATTACTAAAGCAATTTCTAAAGTTGCTGTTAAAGCTGCTTCTCCAAAAGGAAGAGTAGGTGGTATATCAACTGCTCCTAAAAAAGCTTCACCAAAAAAGAAATAATATCATGGCAAAGAAACTAGGATGTGCTTCTTGTGGAGGCACAAAGAAAATGGCTAAAGGAGGACAAGCGTCCTCCCGTGCTATTAATACTAAAGGAGCTGGTTATGCTAAAGCACAAGTTGGTGGATCAGAAATACTTAAAAAAGGTGTATATGGTATGGCAACTACTAATACAGCTAATGCAGGTATTGCTACTATGAAAAAAGGTGGGGTACCTAAAGCACAATTAGGTGCAATTGTTAAAGCTGCAAAAGCTGGTGTAAAAGCTGTTAAAAATGCTAAAGCTGCTCATTATGCAAAAGCTACTTCAAATTTAAAAAGAGTAGAAGACTGGGATGCATATCATGAAGGTCAAACTGCTAAAAAAGTAGGTGCTGCAATGATTGGTGTACCAGTAGGTGCAGCAGTAATTGGATCTGCTATATCAAGTAAATCAAAATCTAAAGGTACTAAAGCTGCAACTGGAGCAATGAGTAAAGCATTTCCTCTTAAAAAAGAACAATTAGGTGGTTTTTCTGAAAAAAAAGCAGAAAGAAAAATAACTAAATCTATTAAAAAGAGTGTAAAAAACTCAGGTAAAAAAATATAGTATCATGGGCCTAATAGGAGGAATTGTAAAAAGTGTTAAGAAAGCTAAAGCTGCTAAAGCTGCTAAAGCTGCTGATGATGCTGAAGATGCTGCAGCATATGCTAAACAAGCAGCAGCTATTAAAGATAAGATTGCTGCTGATAGAATTAAAACTACTGCTACTAAAGCAACAAAAGAAAAACAAGATGCTGATAATGCTACTAATACTGCTAATAAAATTAAAAATGATGCAGTAAATGCAAAAAATGCAAAAAGTGCAGCAGCCTATAAAAATGTTAAAGTAGCTGGAGCATCTGCTACTATTGGAGCAACTTTAGGAGCTGTTGGGTTTAGTAAACTTAATGCAGCTAATGCTAAAGAATCTATTGATGCTGGTAAAGCACTTAAGGCTAAAGGGCAGGCTATGAAAGCTAAAGGAGCTGCTCAAAAAGCCAAAGGACAAACTATGAAAGCTACAGGAACGGCTTTAAAAAATCATAAAGTAGGTGGTCAAACTAAAGCATTACCAAAAGCTGATTTAGGAGCTATTGTGAAAGGAGCTCTGAAAATTAAAAAAAATATAAATGTTATTCAAAAAGTAAATAAAATTAAAAATAATAATAAATCTAACCCTAGTACAAGTCCTTTTTCAAAAACTTTTAATGCGCCTTTTGATAAAGTATTAAGTAAGTCTTTGGTAAGTAAAGCTATACCTAAATCAAGAAATACTAAAGCTAAAAAAAGATAAATAATGTTAAACAGCACTCTTGCCATAAAGATTAAACAACGTCTAAATAAATTAGATAGTCAAGACTATGACAACATTGAATGTTGGCAAATTGTTGAAGGGTTTAATAAAGTTCAAGTTGAATGGGCTAGAAGACAACTACACGGTATTAATATAGTTAAGGAAGGTGATGAAGCTTCTACTAGAAGAATAGATGACTTACAAGTACTACTTAATACTCAACCGTTAGGTATTTCTAAAAAAGAAATATTATATTCAGCTCCTATACCGGCTAATTACTTACAGTGGAAAAGAGTAGATATATTTGCTAATACAGAAGAGTGTTGTGATACTAATAAAAGAATGATAGTATATCTAGCTGAAGAAGCTAACGTGAATAACTTATTAAGAGATCTTGCAAAGACTCCAAATTTTGAGTGGGGTGAAACTTTTGCTACATTGATTAATAATCAAGTTAACTTATATACTAATGATAAATTTACTATAGGTAATGCTAATCTCATTTATTACAGACAACCAGTTAAGATTCAAATATTAAACTGTGTAGATCCTTATACCGGTGTAGCATCTACTGTAGATGTTGAATGTGAATTTAAAGATGATATTATAGAACTCTTAATAGATGAAACAGCTAGTGTTATTGCTGGAGATATAGAATCAGGAAATCAATTCTCTAGAGGTACAGAGGGAGCAGAACGTAATAATTAAAAATAATGGAAACTCAAAGAATGCTAAAAAGAAGTGCAAGTTATTCAGCACCATCAACAGGATCTATAGATTCTATGACTGCTGCATGTGTATCAGAACTAATGAATGCTGGTACATCATTTCATAAATTACATCTTAAAATAACTGGTGTAGGTTCATATGCTGGTCATAAAGCACTTAATGATTTATATGATGCTTTACCTGGACATGCTGATGACTTAGCTGAAGGATATCAAGGTGCTAGTGAAAAACTATTAAGTTATACTGAAGCTTCTCCTACAATATTAAATTCAGTAGATGATGCTATAAAATATATCCGTGAAATTTACAGTATGGTGTCTAGTTTACAATCCAAGATGCCTTATTCAGAAATAGTAAATGCTCTAGATACAGTTAAGGATTCTCTAAATTCTACTAAGTACAAACTTTTATTCTTAAAATAATTTGATTATTCAAATATTTTAATTATATTATATTATATGTTTATAAATTAAAATTAAAAAAAATGGCTTATTTTAATCATGCGTTTCAAAAAACGTTTTTAGGTACAGGAAGTACCTTGACAAATAAAAGTGTAACTTTACTTAATGGTACTATTTTAACTAATGTAGATACTTCATTTGGTTTTGTTTTACCTACAGGGGATAATATTCCTAGTTATGCACTTAATCAATTACCTGCTTTAGGTACTGCATACAATAATGGATATTTTGGATTCTTTGATCCTAAGACTAATCTATTATCTGATTTAGCTAATTGCTGTTCAGCTTATCTTGCTGGTTCTGCAATTTATACTAATGATAAAATTGGTCCTTTTGCAGGAGGTTATCAAGAGACTAACAAGTCTAAAATGATTAACCCTAAATATGTTTCTGATTTTTATAGAGTTGACCCATGTTTACCTAGTACTAATGTTATCAATGTTGGTTCAACATCTTATACTGCAGGTGAAGCTGTATTAACTTACACAGATAATATTGATGGAACAGGTTATGCTAACTCTGTTACTCCAGTTTTATTTACTACTACAGGTGGTACAGGAACAGGTTTAACATATTTTGCAACTGTAGCTGCAGGAGTACCTACAATTATAGATGTAATGAATCCAGGAAAAGGTTATACTGCTGCAGATGTAGTTACATTAGTAGGTGGTAATAGTGATGCAACTGTAACAATTGATACTGTAAGTGTAGCAGCAGGTACTGCAAATTGTTGCAAAGAGTTCTTATGTGGTGAAACTTATTCATTACGTGTAGATATTAAAGGTTCTCCTGCTTTACGTTTGTTAAATCACAATGCTTATTTAATTGCTGATGCATACACAGGATGTTGTGCTACAGGTGCGCTTGCTCCAACAGCTGTTGATTCAACTGAAGTATTTATTCTTTGGGCTAATGCTTTACTTAATTCTCCAATAACTAAATCTTTCTTAGAAATTATAGTACAAGATGAAGCAGGTGTATTGTGGTATGCACCAGGAACTTCAGCAGCTTTCTTGCTAGCAGTTGGTGCAAATACTTGGGATAATTATGTATCTCCAGGTCATGTAGATGGAACTTGTGCAGGAATGATTATGAATGGTGCTTATGTAGATACTAAATTTGGAGATTGTACTTTCCAAATATCTGATTTTTATGAAAAGCAACCAGTTAAACTTTATGCATCTGAAGTTGATTTTAACGGTGATCCATGTGAGTTTGAAGGAATTTGTGTAGTAACAGAATGTGAAGGTAATCAAGCAATGGGTCTTGGTGAATCAGTTTTACGTGACTTGATTTTATCTGAGTCTTACCGTCAAAACTTCCTTGCATCTGATTTTAGAATTCGTGAAATTACTCAAGGTAATCAATTAGTTACTGCAATTGACCGTACTGCATTATATACACGTTACTACTTACTACATGTAGTTCCAAGATTTAATAATCCTTCAGGTACTTTTGATAATGACAGATATTTATTAGAAGTTATTACAAATGCTACTATTCCAAATCTTGAAACTGCTGTTAATGATTGGTTAGAAAGTTGTGGAACTGAATGCGCATTCCAAGAGTTTACTTGTGGAACTGATTGTACTCCAGTAACACCTTTCCCATCAGTAAAGAAATAACATATTTAAATAATTAATAATCAAAAAGGGAGAGGGTTTCAAACTCCTTTCCCTTTTTTATATTTTATACTATGGCAAATCATGTATTAAGTTTAGAAGTACCTACAGTAATGAATGCATGTATTTTAAGTATAATAGATACTAGTGTATATTCAGATATTGTACCTTTAACTTGTGCTACATTAAATATTACTGTACCAGGTTTTAATTATTCAAATCAAATTGATGTTATTCCGGGATTTAATAAAATACTAACTGCATGTGATTTACAATTACAAACTGCTAATTGTGGTACATCATATGTAAATATACCAGATGGTGTATATATAATTAAATACAGTGTATCACCAAATGATTTAGTATTTGTAGAATATAATCATTTAAGAATTACTCAAGCTCTTATTAAGTATAATAATATATTATGTAGAGTAGATATTGCTGCGTGTGATCCACCAGCTTTAATCAAAAAGAAATTAGAACAATTAAGATTAATAAGAATGTATTTAGATGCAGCTAAAGCTAAAGTAGAATTTTGTCTAGAACCGGATAAAGGAATGACACTATATAACTATGCTTTAAAATTATTAAATAAATTAGATTGTAAAAACTGTTAACTATTAAAAACCAATAAATATGGCTCAGTGTTCAAATTGTAAAAAAAATCTTTCTTGCGGATGTCAAAAAAGAGTAACATCAGATGGTAAATCAGCATGCTCATCTTGTATAGGTAAGTATGAAATTACTAAAAATCAAAATATTATTAAACCATTACAAAATCAAATTACACCAATACCATCTAATCAAATTAAATAAAATGGCAGCTAACTATCTTTTACTTACACCCTGTTGTGTTGGTTCACTTCCTTTAAAGTTTATTACTAATGGTATAGTACCTGGTGTATATAATTATACAGGTATTTTAGTACAAGATAGTTTTGGTAATGATTTAGTTCCTAATCAATGTTACACAGCTAGTTTACCTGCTCAACCACCTTTAGGTTTAATTAATGCTCCTTTACTTGCTACATTTACTCTTGTATCAGGTGGTTGTGGTGATACAGCAAATTGTGGATGTATAGCATCACCATGTCAATGTAGTACAGCAATTAATTTAGCTACTGTAGCAGCACAACTTAGATATATTGATTGTAACGGTAATATACAATTAACCGAGATATTAAATCCAGGAGATAGATCTTTAAAATACTGTGTTAAGCAATGGTTTACTGGTGGAGATATATTAGATTATGGAGCTTGTATAGATGGTGCTTGTCCTACCCCTCCTTGTTATACATTATATTCTTGTGATGGTAGTATAATTCCTTTTAATAGTGTAAGTGATTTAAGTTTATATTCAAATACTGGTGTATCTATTACACTTGTAGAGTATCCAGATATATGTTTTTTAGTATATGATAATATATCTTCAAATTGTCTTGATCCTCAAGTTGTTACATTTAATGCAATGGGAGTTGATTGTTGTGCATCAACTTGTTATTATGTAAATACAGGAAGTATTACATATGTAAGTGCTGATTTAATAGTAGATGCTATTGGCCCATTAAAGTTTTGTTCAGATATATATCCAGTTGTAGATGCTTTAAATGGATCTACAGTTACAACTTTTGGTGCATGCATAGATGAACTATGTCCGCAATCATGTTATGTATTAACTGACTGTGATGGTTTAGCAGATCCAATTTATACTACATCAGAATCAGTATTACCTTTTTTAGGTACAGGAGCTGCATTTCATATTAATGGTTATACCAATTGTTGGACAGTAACTACCTCTAAAGAAGATTGTGCATGTGCTATTAATATTGTTATTACAACTACTTATGTAGATTGTGCAACATGTGCGGGATACACAAGTTATAAACTAACAGACTGCGCTAACTCAGCAAATGTAATGTATACGTCTACTGATTTATCAGTATATGTTAATCAAGTTATAGAACAAGCTTGTCCAGGATGTTGGTATGTAGAAGAATTCTTTTTACAACCCCCAAGTAATACTGCAATTGTAGTCACTAATTCATTTATTAATTGTACTACATGTGAACAAACTTATTATCTTCTTACTGATTGTACATCAGTAGAACCAGATATTATAACTACTACAGATTTATCTGCAAATATTGGAGATGTAATAACATTAGATTGGTGTCCAGAAACATGCTGGCAAGTTTCAGAAACAAGAAACCATACAAGTTCTACTGTAGTATTTTTAAAAGGTGCTTATATAACTTGTGATGAATGTTTAATAGATGTTTTACCTTGTACATGTCAAACAGTAAAACTAATTAATCCATGTGTTTATTATAATATTAATGTTCCTATATTATTTGTAGGTGTTATAACATATACAGATTGTCTTGGTGTAATACATGATATTAATATTCCACAACATAAAAATGAAATAACTATACCTTTTTGTGGATCTAAGAATCAACAATTTAATATCCCTTACACGGTTATTGATAATGTAAACTGTAACATGTTAAGTTGGATAGATTGTAATGGTATAATCCAAACTTCAAGAAGTGGTATGTTACTTAATGAGATATCACCAAAAACTTGTGTAAAGAAATGGTTAATGCCTCAAGATCAATACGAGTATACTATATATGGAGACTGTACAAATGTTGATAAAACTTTTAATTGTCCAGTAGTACCAGAAATAGTTAGAACAGTAAGACCCGGATATAATACACCTACATGTACTATTGATCATTATGAAGAAATAGTATGTTCTTTTGCTGATGCAATGTATAGTAATGCATTAGAAAAAAGATATGGAATAACTTCATGTTGTCCAGAAGATAGAGAAAAATGGGAATTAAAATATGAATTAATAAATTTAGCAACATTAGTTAATCCAGATTATACTTGTGTTTCTTCAGGTACATGTTGTGATACACCCATATCAAGTTCATCAGGAACTTGTAATAATCAATAATTTTTACTATATTAATAATATACATAAATATGAAACCTACAAATTTAAATACAGCACCCTGTAGTCCAATATCAAGTAATTGTGTTATTTGGGCAGGACCTAACATTCCATGTATCAATCTATGTAATGGAAATACAGTGTCTGATGTAGTGTTTGCATTAGCAACAGAACTATGTGGAATATTAGATACATTAAATGTAGCTAACTATGATCTTACATGTTTTGGTATTACAGCTTGTGGACCAAATGACTTTCAAGCATTGATTCAATTCTTAATTTCTCAAATTTGTGAATTACAAGGAATTACCCCAAGTGAAATTAAAAATACTACTGGATGTCCAGATTGTTTAGTAACTGTAGC